CGTCTATGTGCTCGACCTAGGAAACGCGACTTGGGGCGTCAAAAAGGCCCGACGGGGCTTTTGGGGGTTGCAGGGGTGGCCGTGCGCTATCGTTGCCGGTAAGCAACCCACGAAGGACACGGAAAAATGAGTAGAGCGAAACCGCCGGAGCAACGAACCGGGAACGAATGGCGCAAAAAGTTGGTGGCCCCAGGGAATGCCGCTTTTGTGACGCCGGCGCCGCCGGCCAGTATTAACAACGTGGCCCGTTGGGAATCCATTTGGGAACTAGGCGGCCCGACCGGTGTTTATAACGTGCGGGCCGATTACGAAATCGTTGCCCGATATTGCGAATACGTGGAACGCCGGCAAACCATGACCGCCATCCTTGACGTTGAAGGCTGGACGGTCGAGGGAAACAACGGTGCAATCTGGCCGCACCCTATGGCCCGGTTTGTTTCCGATGTCGAAAAGAAACTAGGCCCGCTCGAAGACCGTCTAGGGCTTAACCCGCAAGCCCGTAACACAATCGCCATTGGTCAAGTTGCGGTTCAATCGGCGTTGGAAGATTGGCTTGACGGGTGACGGCGGCGACCATCACGACCCGCCCGGCCATGTCCGAAGCCGAAAGGGTAATCGAGTTTATCGAACGGTTTTTGACGTTGGGCGGTTCGTTCCTAGGCCAGCCGTTCGACTTGTTACCGTTTCAACGTGAACTGATTCACGATATTTATGCCGAAGATGACAACGGCCGGCGGTTGCGGCGAACTTACTTGTTGGGGTTGCCACGCAAAAATGGGAAGTCGGCGTTGGGTTCAGCGCTCGCCTTGTATCATCTAATCGGGGATCGGCACGACACGGCGCCGCAAGTTTATTCGGCCGCCGGTGATCGGGCACAAGCCCGGCTTGTGTTTGACGAAGCCCGGCGAATGGTCACGTCGTCGCCGGCGTTGTCGACGGTGGCGCAAGTGTTCCGCAACGAAATACGTTGCACGCACAACAACGGCGTTTATCGGGTTGTGTCTAGCGATGCGGGTTTGCAGCAAGGGTTGTCACCGTCGTTTGTTATTTTTGACGAGCTCCACATTTTCAAAAACAGCGACCTTTACGATGCAATGTCTATGGGTTCGGGGCAACGGAACAACCCCCTAACGTTGGTTATCTCGACGGCCGGTTATGACTTGGAAACGCCGCTTGGCCGGTTGTATGAACACGGGCTCAGGGTTGACGGTCACCGGTTGAATGGTGTTCCGATGGCGGGTGAACTGGCCGACCCGTCGTTTGGTATGACGTGGTACGGGCCGACAAAACAGGAAATGACGGGGGCGGGTTGGGACCATCACGACCCGGATTTGTGGCCGTTATACAACCCGGCTTGGGAGGTTATGCCGAACCCGGTCGACGAGTTCAACACGCACCTAAACCAAAAACACGAATCGGCTTTCATCCGTTATTTCATGAATGGTTGGACTACAGCAAAGACCGGGTTTTTGCCGTTGGGTGCTTGGGGGGCGGTCGGTCCCGATGCGGGGGAACCGGTGCGGCCGTTAGAAAAAGGCGACACCATAGTTCTAGGATTCGATGGCGCATGGAAGGGCGATTCAACGGCCCTAGTTGCGGTGCGGCCGGACGATTTACACATGGCCGTTTTGGGGCATTGGGAAGCGCCAGCAAGCGACCCGGATTGGCGGACGCCGGCGGGCGAAGTAGAACAAGCCGTGGTGGACGCTTGCGAAAAGTTTCGTGTCGTAGAAATGGCGGCGGACCCGTGGCGGTTTGAACAATCGCTTTTACGGTTACAAGAAGAGCACGGCGTCCCGATCCTTGAGTTTCCGACGAATAGCCGGGCCCGCATGATTCCGGCAACGTCAACTTTCTATCAAGCCGTTATGGATGGGGAACTTAGCCACGACGGAAACCCGGCGCTCGCCCGTCATTTGTCGAACGCCGTTGTACGTGAAACGCCGCTAGGGGCGTTGATAACTAAGGAATCCCGGACGTCTAACCGTCACATCGATTTGGCCGTCGCCGCTATCGTTGGTCTTTCTCGGGCTAGGTTGTGGAGTGGCGACCGGCCCCAAGTCGACGACTCGCCCCTTTTGTTGTTGTAGAGTTGGAAAGAAACAAATGTTGCAAACGATACTTCTACTTGTTGGGGCGGCGTTAATGGTCGGCGCTATATCTACCGTTTCCGCACCGCTCGCCGTTTTTGTGGTTGGCGGCTTGTTTATCCGGGCCGGTTCCGAACTGAAAGACACGCCAGATGTCCCGATTCAATGACGCCATACGGGCCACCCTAAACCCTGCACGCAACCCCGCCCGTGACCTTTCCTTCCAAGCCATGTTCGAGCAGGGCCTCGACCTAACTATGACCCGCCGGAAAGCGGGCGTGAATGTTACAACGGCGACGGCCTCACAACTAACGGCCGTGTATGCGTGTTGGCGGATTATTAGCGAAGCGATTGCCACGCTTCCAAGGGCGGCCGAATACGAAACCGAAGGCCGATGGCTTGACGCCGCCAACCAACCCGCATGGCTGAACACCCCGAACGAAACCGACACGTGGGTTGAAATGTTGGGGCAAACAATGGTGTCGTTGTTGGCCGGCGGCGACGCCTACAACATGATCGTTTGGCACACGGCGGCCGATGGCGGCGGCGTCAAAGAAATCATTGTCCTCAATCCGACAACATGCCGCAGGGTATCCGACACCACCGTGACGGTTACGCCGACCGATGGCACCCCGCCCCGTGACTATCGCGTCCTAACCGCTAGTTCGAGCAATAGCCGGCCGGTAGAAATTTTGCATTTGCGGGGTATGGGTCACCCCGGCGCCCGTGTTGGCATGTCCCCAATCGAAGCTTGTGCCGAAACCATTGGCGTTTCGTTAGCGGCTCAACGTTACGGGGCAAGCTTTTTTGCGAACGACGGCACCCCGTCCGGGGTGCTTGAGGTGCCACCGGAAACGGACCTTTCGGATACTGGCCGGAAGGCGTTGCGGGAATCTTGGGCGGAATTGCACGGCGGCCCGAACCGTGCAAAACAGGTTGCGGTTTTGACTAGGGGCGTCAAATTTAAGGCGTTGCAGATTAGCCCGAACGAGGCTCAATTTTTGGAGACTCGAAAAATGGGGGTGCAGGAAATCGCGCGTTTGTATGGCACCCCGCCGCACCTAATCGGCGACACCACCAACATGACCGGCTGGGGAAGCGGCCTCGCCGAAACCAATTCGGCATTCGTGATTCATACGTTACGGCCGTGGCTAGAACGACTCGAAGCCCGTTACACGTTGCTGTATCGTGCCGAACTAATGCGGCAAGGAATGCCGGCCAGTCAAACCCGCATAGCGTTACACGAGGAAGCGCTGCTTCGTGGGTCACCCGAAAAGCGTTGGGAAGTACTACGGAAAAACGTTGCGTCGGGTTTGTTGACCGCCGACGAAGCCCGCCGGCAAGAAGGTTTCCCGGCGTTGCCCGATGGCGCCGGCGCCGTCCCATGGATTCCACTCTCCCAATACCCGCAAACCGACGAACAAGAAAGCGAACCGTCGAATGGTTAAAGATACAGAAACACGTATCCTGAAAATGGCGGGCCGCCCTATTGAAGCCCGCATGAACGAAGACGGGGACCGGCGCCTAGTCGGATATGGCGCCGTGTTTGATTCGCTTAGCGAAGACCTAGGCGGGTTTCGTGAAACGATCACACCCGAAGCGTTCACCCGCACCGTGTCACTAAACAATGACGTAATGGTGACAATGAACCACAACGTCGATTTGTTGTTGGGTCGCACGGCGGCGGCTACCGCCCGAATCGGCGTTGACGGAACCGGCGTCTATTACGACGTTGACTTGCCCGATACCCAGGCGGGCCGGGACGTTTGGACGCTGGCCGAACGTGGCGACCTTGCCGGTTCAAGTTTCACTTTCACTGTTGCCCCTAATGGCGACCGGTGGTCAACCGATGGTGAAGGCCGGCGCATTCGTGAACTTACCGAGGTTCGCCTTATTGAGCTCGGGCCGGTGTCGTCGCCGGCTTATCTGTCAACGTCGGTTGCCGCCCGTAGTCTTGCGGCGTTTATTGATTCGGAAACCGAACTTGTCGACGAAGTAGCCGACGAAGTAGCCGAAGAAGTAGCCGACGAAGTGCGGGTTAACAAGTGGCCGGTTCGCATTCGTTCGATTGGTTAACACCCGCCAAATAGGCAAACACTATAAACCGCTAATTTGTGCGGCTAACATAAACAACGACGGCCTTCGGGGGCATACCCACGCCGCCAAACAATAAAATCTAGAAAACCTTAAAAGGAATTATCATGGCTAGTCACAACGAAGAAATCCGGGCGGCATACGACGCCCGCCGCCGGGCCGTCGAACAGCTCCGCAGTCTTGACGCCGAAGTTGGCGACAACGAACCCAACGAAGAACAACGGGCCTCGTTTGCCGCTATCAACGCCGACATTGACAAGTTTGACGGCAAACTCGACCACCACATTTCCGAAGGGAAACTTGACGAGCGCTCCGCATATCTCGACGGCCTTATCGGCACGCAGCGAGACGCCGGAATGGTCACCGAAAACGGTTTGACCCCGATCGAGCAGGAAGCCCGCGATTTGTTCCGCCCCGCTAATAGCGAAGGCGCACAAAGCCGTTTGGAGTTTTCGGCCGATGCGGCGGAACGTTCCCGACTCATGCGGCGTGACCTTGTGGCCGGTGTAGCCGGCGACGGCGCCGAACTGGTCCCGACTTCACTTTTCGGTGAACTGTACATTGCACTTCGTGAAGGCGCCGACTCGATGTTTTCGTTGGGCCGTAACGTCATCACCACGGGCGGCGAGGCGATGGCTTTCCCGTCGGTCTCATCGTTCAGCGCCGCTTCACTTATTGCGGAAGGCGGCGCCGTTGGCGAGTCCGACCCCCAGTTTGTGACGCCAAACGTCACCATGAACGCATACAAGTACGGTCTCGCTATCCAGGTTTCCCCCGAACTTGAGCAAGACAACGCCGTTCCCGGAGCGCTTCCATGGGTTGTTTCCCAGGCCGTGCAGGGTATCCGGCGGGGCGTTGGCGCCGCACTGGTGACCGGTGACGGTAGCGACAAGCCAAACGGCATTGTGAACGGCTCGACCACCTCGACCGCAACCGGTGTTACCTATCCGACGGCCGACAATCTTTTGGCCGCTCAACACGCCGTTGTTTCGGGTTACCGCCCTACAGCGACTTGGATGTTTAACGACGACACCATTTTGGGCATTCGTCTTCTTAAGGATTCGGAAGGCCAGTACATTTGGCGGCCGGGCCTTGTGGCCGGTTCATACGACACGCTTTTGGGCAACCCTGTTGTTTCCGATGACAACTTGGCGACCATTGGAGCAAACGCAAAGATTGGCGTGTTCGGCGACATTTCGGCCGGTTACCTTGTCCGCATTGTTAACACAATTCGTGCAGAACGAAGCGACCAGTACGCATGGCTTAACGACCTGTTGACTTGGCGC